CTCGTCTGATAGAAGCCTCTATTATTTCGGAAACGACGCTCCCACCCAACCCGACCTTGCGGGCGAACAAAAGCGCAACCTCCTCTGTCCATTCAATGTAGTAACCCGCCTTGCCGTAAATCTCTTGCAGCAAGTGAACGACTACACCAAATCCTGTCAAGCCAAATTCTGCTTCTATCAGTTCAAACTTTGCGTTCAATGTGACATCAAGCGGAAAGTAATCAATCCCGCTCTTTGCCATAGACTACTCCCTTAAAACGGCAGCTCGCCGTCGTCCTCGCTGACCTCTGCAAAGCCGCCTGCGGCGCTCTCTGTGGCGTATTGCGATGCGGCGGTGTTGTTATCCTCCGAGCGCCTGTTGTCTGCGAAATACACGCTGTCAGCCTGCACCTCGTAGCTCCTGCGCTTGTTGCCGTTCTTGTCCGTCCAGTCGCGCATCTGCAAGCGCCCCTCGACGCCGATCATGCGACCCTTATCGGCGTAGTTGCAGAGCACTTCTGCCGTGCCGCGCCATGCGACAACGTCGATCCAGTCCGTGCCGCCCTCTTTGCCGTTGCGATCAACGGCAAGAGGGAACGACACAACGGATACGCCGCTATTCGTCTTTTTCAGCTCCAAGTCACGCCCGATGCGTCCCATCAGGCAGATTCGATTCATGCTCATTTCAATTCCTCCTCGCTTTGGTGTTGGTGCAGATAGAGCACATGGCTCTTGCCGATGGCGGCGTTTTGGGCGAGCCATGCGCGCGCCTGCTCGCGGGATAGATGGCTCTCCATCGCGCGGCTCTCATAGCTGAATTCTCCCGCCTCCAGCTTGCGCTTCATGCGCTCCTGTATCTCCTCTTCGCCGTAATTGGCTTCGATCAGATAAAGGTCGTAGTCCTGCGCCACAATGCCGTCCAGCGAGGCGCAGTCCGTCGCATAGAACACGCGCTCGCCGTTTGCAAATTCGATATGCCACGCACAATTCGGAACATCGTGAGGAATGGAATTGTAGGACACACAGACGGGGTAGAGAAAGGAACAGGAGTAGAACAGCACATGGCCTGCCATGCCCTCGTCGGTCACGCGGCGGTCCACGCCGATGCGTCCCATCGGTTCCATGAGCCACGGAGGGACGCACCAGCGCAGCGCAGGGCGCAGGAAGTGCAGGCGCTTGATGGTCTCGGGGTTGAAGTGGTCGCCGTGAACATGCGTCAGCAGGACGAGCCTCAATCCCTTGCAGTATGGTTCGAGTTCCCGAAAGGGAACGCCGCAGTCAATGAGTATTTCATCATTCAGCAGTACGGCGTTCCCCTTGGAGCCGGTCGAAATGACCTTGACCTTACAGATCATTCATGCTCACCTGCTTGGTGGTGCCGGTCTTTCCGTCGTCCGGCGTACCGAGGGCGTCAGCGGGAGCGGGCAGCTCGTCCTTGACCTCGCCTGTGGTCTTGTCCACTTCGACGGTCGGGAGATCAAAATACTGATCGCGGCTCGCGCGTCCCTCTTTCAGTGAGGTATACACATTACGCAGGCGCACGATGCTCTGCGCCGTGAACGCTTCGGCCTTGCAGCCGATGTACTTTTCAAGGCACTCCATCGGTACGCCGAAGTCATCCTTGAACGCCTGTCCCATCTTGCGTACGCGGTCGATCATGGGTTCATCGCTCTTTCCCATCATCGTCTTGGTACACGCCGCAAGAGCGGCGTCTACCACGTCGCCGGGGATAATGCCAAGAATGCACGCGCGCATACGGCGCGCGCCCTGATTGGCGACCATTTCATAGATGTCGCGCGGGTCGGTGAGGGCAACGCTGCCTTTCTTGGTGTAGCGGATATGCGGCACGGTGAAGATCTTCGTCTGGCGGGTGTTGGTCTCCAAATCCCAGCAGTAGGCCATGACGGTACTCTCGCCGTTCTTCTGCTCCAGCTCGGTAATGCCGAAGTCGAGGTTGCCCCAATTCTGCGCCATGACCTCGGCGAGACGGATCGAGGGGCCGGTCACGTTCTCGCCGCCGCGCGGGTATTCATAGATCGCGCGCTCGGCAAGGCTCTTGCGCTTGCAGGCGTTGAGAATGCGGTTGTTCGCTTCGATCTCGTCACGGGGAAAACGCTTGGCGACGACCATTGCCGCCTGTACCTCCTGCGCCTGACGGGAGATCATCATTTCGGCGTTCACGCTCTTGGCGCTCACAACTTCGGTGCTGTTGTAGGTCTGCATTTCGTTCATGGTAATATCCTCCTTAAAATAATCATTCGTACTGATAGCCATTGCTGACAAGGAATTGCTTCAAAAGGCGCAGGCGCTCGCGCGTATCGGTCACGCGGAACGACACCGTGAGGCGTTCAACCGCCGCCTGCTCCACGCGCTTCGGGACGACCTGCGGGGCCGCTGCGACGGTATCTCCAGCAGCGCGCGCTGCTGGAGTAACCGTGTGGCGTTTCACGGCCTCGCGCTCCTCCTCGGCGCGGCGGTGACGCTCGTTGACAACGGAGATCGCAAGCGAGAGGTCGAGGTTATTTTTGTACTCCACCATGATCTCCGGCGCGTTCTCGCCCATCGTGCCGATGGTTTTCATGTCCTGCGCCACGCCGTCCACCTTTAGCTTGATCTGCTCCATGAGCTTCTTCGGCGTCTTGGCTCTGGCGCTCGCCATATCGACCTTAACGCCGGTCTGCCCGAACGAAAGGAAGTCGATCTCGTTGACCGCGCACAGCTCCCGAAAATAGCCCAGCAGCATTTCCTCGCAGCGGCTCTTGATCTCGCTTTCCGTCGCGTCGATCTTGGCTTTCAGGTCTGCGTCGGCGCGCTTGTACGGGTCGGCGATGCACTCACGGTAGACGGATTCGAAGCTGTCGTACTTCTCCATGATTGCGGCTTTAATGGCCTTGCGCTGGGTCTCGGCATCGGCAAACTCGCGGTTCATTTCGGCGCGAATGTTCTTCACGCTGGTTAAGGTCTCGTCGGTGCAGACAAGGCTCATTGCCTCTGCGACGCGCTGCTCCGTCTGCTCCTTCCGGCTCATCAAATGCTCCTCGATCACGGGGAGTTGAGTCACTTTCATCAGGGTGTTATCCATCTTCGATCTCCTCCAATTCTTCAAAATACATTTCCTCTGCGCCGCAGTCCGGGCAGAACTTTTCCGTCACAAGGGCATAGCCGCGCTCCCCGTCAAGGTTATCGCGCCTGCGCAAGACATCGGGCTCGTCAAAGGCCAGCCCGCACCATTCGCAAATGTACATCACATCATCGGCGAGACCGCGATGAGCACCGCCGCCAGCAGCAGGCAGATACCGGCAAAAAGCATTGCCTCGTCTGCCTTGCGCTGCTCGCGCGTCCGTCTGTCGTGCTTTCTCATCGTCTGCACCCCCTGTCGATATACGGCAGCAGATCATACAGCACCTTGCACACCGCGCACGCGCCGATGACGGCAAGCCCCGTCGTGAAGTCGCAGCCGTTGAGCGCGATCACCGCAGCGGCGATGCCGCCGAAAAACAACGTGTCGATCATGCCTCCACCTCATATCCAAGAAATTTCAAGAACGAAAGCCGCGGGATGACCGTGATCGTTCCGATGCGGCTGACCGGAAATCCGAGCTGTTCGGGGTGGTCTTTCGCCGCAATGCTGATCGAATAGGGCTTCCGCCCGAGTACCGGCGCGATATCCGCCGGCGTCAGCACCGGCTTGTCCGATGCAAGCATTTCTTCCACCGTCATGTGCGCTCCTCCTTACTCCTTCGGGATCAGCCGCGTCACCGGCACATTCAGGTGCTTCGCAATGCGCATCACCGTGTAAAGGCTCGGGATTCGCCCTTCTTTCCACGCCGTCACATTGCTTTTGCTCATTCCGAGCGCCACGCATACGGCGCTCGGCGTCGTGTGCTTCTTCTTGCACACTTCTTTCAGCAGTTCGTAAAACAAGTCATTCCCTCCATTCAAATAGTTTGAATTAGAGAACCTTTTGTGATAGAATAAAGCTGCACGTGCGGAAAGGGGTGATGCCCATGCAGGCCACTTCGGCTATCGCAGGCTTCATGCCTACTTTCCTGTGTTCCCGGTAACTGAACGGACAGCGGTGCGGTCAGCGCACCCGTTTCTCATACGAAGCCGTTCAACCGCGCCGAGGGGTGCTCGCCTGCACCCGCAACGCGGCGGAAACAAAGTGTGACGAGATACGGCGGGAAGGCGCCCCGCCGCATTCTCAACCGCGCGTTTGCCTCACCCTATCACAAAAGGCTCTTGACAGTTCGCGGGAAAGTACTTATAATGTGAGTGCCACCAAACAGAATAAGTGCATTGCCGTGAACCTTACGGTATTTATAATAGTACATCAGCGTGAACTTGTCAATGGATTTGTTCACGGAAATGCACCTTTTGTCAGCCTGTACAAAATGGGTATTTTTATATGTGTACTATTTACAACAACATCAAATTATTGTGCGATGAGCGCGGAGTAAAACCGGGCAGAATGTGTGTCGAATTAGGCATGAGCAAGAGCATTTTGACGGGTCTAAAAAATGGAACGAAGAAGAATATCCAAACCGACACCGCCCAAAAGATCGCAGACTACTTCGGCGTGACCGTCGACCGCGTGCTCGGCGCAGAAAAAGAGACCGCCGCCCCGAAGGACGTCGGCCTTTCCCCGATGGAATCTCAGCTGATGGAATATGTCCGCACGCTTACGGACGATCAAAAGAAGATGCTGCTGGCACAGTTGCAGGCGCTAAAGAATCAAGAATGATCCGTTTCTGTTCATCGCTGAGATCGCGGAATGCCTGCAAGATTTCGCTGTCGATGTCTTTCATCTGTGTATCCTCCGTTCAAGTTATTTCACCTATTATCTCTCATAAACTAATCATATTCACCACGGGAAGGTAATGTTAGGAGGTCTTGCGCATGGGATTGTATACCGACCCCGATTATTTTGAAAAGCAATCCAGTTATCAGGAGAGCAAGAAATCAAAAGTCATCAAATCTATACGAGATCACTTCATTCGTCCATGCTATCTCCGCGAATCAGAAACCCCATTAAAATTTTACAAACTAATACGGGTATGCCTTCCGATTGGAGCTATCCTAAACTTTTTCCGCGCAATACAGGCAACGGTCGCAATTAGCACGGCAGCCGAAGCTGCAAAACCGTACTTTATCATAGATGCCATATATATGTGGCTTGGCATTGTCCTTTTGCTCGGAGCCGCCGCTGGGCTAAATAGAATGGAGTGGTCTGGGGTCAGATTTTATTCCGCCCTTTTTGGATGGCAGATTGTTTATAACGCTTTCCTCGCCATCCTCGGCGCGCACTGGGGCCTGTTTGACTTTGAATATTTCGGTCGCCCAATAATGGAAGCCGTATTCTTATCAGTTTGGCTATATTTCTGCTTGATTTATTTTGGAAAGCGTCGGCTTTTATTTTCTCCCGGGGCCTTTAACGACCCGCCAGAATGGACACCCTCGCCAGATGGCGAACCTGCATTCCACGACCAATCCGCCCGAAATTCCATTACTCCGCCCAAAGTTGAACCTGAACCGCCAAGTGAGCCAGAAATAACCGCTGAATCAAACCCACCTGCCGTCATCCCCGAAAAGCCGGTTAAAAAGGCCGCGCCGCGAGCGTTGGTGATTGGCCTTGTTGTCTCTCTTGCGTTAAGCCTCGCTGGGAATGTCTGGCAGGGCATTTCATGGGCAAACAATTCGGCGGAATCTGCCGAAAAAATCCGCGTGCTCAATAACAAGCTTACTCAAAAAGAAGAAGCTATTAAAGAATACAGAACAAAAGTCGGAGACTTGAATACCGAGCTTGCCCGCGTCAAGGCTCAGAAAGAGGGCCTATATGACCATCTGGACGCAGCTCTTTTCTTGTACAACAACATTGGATTTATCGTCAGCGGGTCATCGTACTATCACAATTACGAATGCCCGGTGTTTCAAGCAGCAAGCGAATATTGGGCTCACAATATCGAATACTGCCAATCTATCGGATATGGTGCTTGCCCGGTGTGCTGGGATTAAGTTTTGAAAAAGCCCTCGCCGCCTCTGCAACACCGGCGAGGGCTTTTCGGCAGCAGCGGGGAGCGGTCGCCGCTGCTTGTTTTGACCATATCGCGCTTTACCTTACCACTTCAATACCAAGACTTTGCAACACGACGGCATTCGACCGCGTTCGACAGGCCCACTTTTGGCACCCCAAAAGTACGAAAACCGGAAAAGTTAAGGTGATGTAAATGAACATTCAAGAGCTGTGTAGAATCCGTAAAGAAGAACTGAAACTGACCTACCACGATATTTCCGACGCTTCCGGCGTGCCGCTGTCCACCGTCCAGAATTTCTTTTCCAAAATGTCGAAAGCCCCGTCCATTTACACCGTCGCGCCGATCTGCAAGGTACTCGGCATATCCCTTGATGAAGTGTTCGAAATTACCGAACACTTGACGCCGACCGAAGAGACTTTACAAGCGCGCAACGATGAGCTGGAACGTCACGTTGATGCAAAAGCGGACACGATCGAGATCATGCGGCGCGGTGTCCGTATCCGCAACGGCGTGATTTTATTTTTGTTCATCGCGGTGGTGTTACTGGCTGCATGGGGCTTGTATATCGATATGCACTGCGCCGACTATGGATTTTGGAGGGGCTAACATGGCGAATTGCATCAAATGTAAAGCAGCGCTGCCGGATGGCGCGCTGTTTTGTCCTATGTGCGGCAAAAAGCAAGCATCTGTCGACCGAAAAGCCACAAAGCGCGGCAACGGGACGGGGACGGTCTATAAACGCGGCTCTTCATGGGTAGCCGAAATCACCAAAGGCTACCGTGAAGAGGACGGAAAACTGACCCGCGTGAAAGCGAAAAAATGCGGCTTCCGCACAAAACGAGAAGCCTTAGAATATATCCCCATGCTGCGGACGCAAAAGCCCCGTGAAAAGGATATCACTTGGCGCAAGGCATATGAGCTTTGGTTCCCAACGCATCGCGCCGACAAGTCCACGCTGAATTGCTACGCCGCTGCCGAAAAGTATTTTGCACAGATTGAATTTATGAAACTGTCCGCGGTCGAGATTGATGACATCCAAGAATGCATTGATGACTGCCCGCGCGCCAAACAGACGAAAAAGAATATGCGCACCGTGTGCAGCCTGATCTACAAGTATGCCGTTCCGCGCGGATACGCCCCTATGAGTATGGCCCCGTATCTCACCGTCACCGGTGAAAACGCCGCGCCGCGCGCGAGCTTTGATGCCGACCAGATCGAGAAGATAAAAGAGGCGTGCGGCGTGATTCCATACGCCGATTACATTTACTGTATGTGCTATCTCGGCTTCCGCCCTACAGAATTTCTCGGCCTGTCGATTGATAACTACGACAAGAAAGAAAAGGTGCTTCGCGCTGGTATCAAGACCGAAGCAGGCAAGAATAGAACCGTCACGATCTCGCCAAAGATTCAGCCCATCATAGACCGGCTGTCGAAAGATAAGATATCCGGCGCGCTGTTCTGCAACGAAGAGGGGAAAGCGTTCAGGTATGACTATTTTCGCGACGAGGTCTTCTATCCCACATTAAAGGCCATCGGCATTGATAATCCGATTGAAAACAAGCGGCACAAGTATTCCCCCCATACATGCCGTCATACGTTCGCGACGCTGATGAAAAACATTCAGGCGTCGGACAAGGACAAACTCGAGCTGATCGGTCACGCAAGCCCTGAAATGCTGCGGTATTATCAGGATGTCAACCTCACCGACCTTCGAAAAATCACCGATGCGATATAATTTTTCTGTTACCCCCTTGTTACCCCCATCGAACGATTTCCCGTTGATATTCCGTCGTTTTTCAGTGACTGGGGGTCAAGAGGCCGTGAGTTCAAGTCTCGCCACTCGGACCAAGAAAAACCTCGAAACCGTTGCGGTTCCGAGGTTTTTTCATATTTAGACTATTCTGGCAAATTCTCGATTATGCCCAATATTTCTATCCTGTTACCCCCGCAGTTACCCTCGCATAAAAGGCCCCTGCCCATTGCGGGCAGAGGCCTTTTTGGCTAATAGTGCATCATTTTTTAGGCTCGCTCATCCCTCGCGAAACATCCCTTGCATCGCCCGAACCTCGGCAGCCTTCTCGATCTGCTTCCTGTGCAGATAGTCGTAGAGGCACTTCATGCCCTCAGGCGGCTCGCCGTGCTCCTGCCGGTACTTCTGGATGACGCCAGCGACCTCGGCGTGGAGCATCGTCATGTGATGCATCTCTTCGCCGGAAAGCTCGTAAAACGTCTTCGCAAGAGCGGGACATTCATCCTTGTACTCGAGGGCGCATTTCGCGTACTTCATCGCGTCCTCGATTTCCTCGTCGACCATCGCCGACAGTTTTTCAATGAGCTTCATTTTCTTCCTCGCTTTCTGCGGTCAGCTTCGGCATCGCTTTTTTTATCTCCGCGATCGCCGCGTCGCCGATCTGGTTGCCGATGCTGCGCCCTGTGGGCGTGGCCACCATCGCGCCAAGCAGCATACCGATCAAGAGCTGCACCATCGCGCACCTCTCAGATCCGCTGCACGCGCAGCGCCACATTATTGACCGTAGCGGCAACACCGGTGAGCACCAGCGTCAGGGCGGACCCTGCCGCGCAACAGACCTGACGCACAAGCGCCGGAATGTTGAGATCGACCGTGCCATTGGCGGCAGCAGTCTCGGATGCAGTCGCGCCGGGAACAGCGACGCCATCCTTGTAAAGCGTAATAGTGACGGTTTCGGCAGCAGTAGATGTGACGGTGACCGAGGCATCGACATCGTAGTAACCGGTGCCGGTGATGTTGACAGCGTTGCCGTTGAGAGCCACGTCACAGCCGTAGCGGCGGATAAGGCTGCCAAGAGGGATGACGCCGTCGACCGCGACGGCGGTAGGCGTCTGCATGGCAGCGTAAAGAGCGGATTTACAAGACATTTTTATTCTCCTTCCATAAAAATGGGCGGGGCTTTTGCCCCGCCTGTTACCCGGCCATAGGGGCCTGCCATGTCCCCCGAGCGGGGAATATGGTCTTAAAGGTTGACGTTGCCGTTGCAGCCGCAAGACGCGGGGATGATCTGGCCTGCGCAGGTCGAAGCCACGCCGTACAGCGCGGGCTTAGTCAGCATGCGGCCTTCGATTGCGTCCAGACGGCGGTTGAATCCGCAGCAGCAGTCGGAGATCTTCGCCGCAAGGGCGTCTGTCTGCTCCTTGGTGAAGATGCCGTTCTTGAGGTTCTGGTTCTCCATCTTGAGGTCGAAGATGGTCTCCTGCAAGCGCTGCTCGTAGATGCGGCTGGCCTGACTGGTGATCGCCTCGGTGCTGGCGTTGATCGCCATGCGCGTGTCGTTGCTCTGCTGCTCGATGAGATACTGCGTGCGGGACGTGTCGATGATCCCCTGCTTTTCGACCTCGCAGTTGCTCACGCGGTTGCAGCCGGTGTCATTGACGGGATACGGCATATTGCCGCGTCCAAAGCCAAAGCCGTTGCCAAAGCCGCCAAACAGCGCCGCGATGACGATGATGATAAACAGTACCGCGAGCCAGCTCATGCCGGTGCTCTGATCGTTGTTCATAGTGCATTCTCCTTTCCTCAAAAATTATTCCAATTAATTAAAGTCGGTTTTATCTAAATCGTGGCCACGATAAAGAATTAAAGAAGATGCTGAGAAATTTTAATTATTGCAATCAACCGGCTATTTCAGCCGGGGGAATTTTGTTGAGCGCCCCGTTTTGCCCTTCTGTGTGGGCTGTGAGGCGTTCTGTGCGCCGCCGAGTATCTTGTTGGCGTCGGAGCGCAAAGCCTCTGGGGTCGTGCCGAGAAGCCCGCACAGGGCCTTCGCCTGCATTGTGCGCCCGTAGCGCGAATATAGGCTGTCGGCGATACCAGGATCAATGCCGAGCCTGCGCGCCGTGCTCTGCACGCCCTCCAGCGTGTCAACCGTCCCGCTGATCGCCTGCTCCGCTTTCTCCGCCGCGCCTTGCAGGTCGGCGCTGGGAAACATTCTCGCCGCTGCCGCTAAGAGTTGCTTGAGGTCCATTTTCCTTCAGCTCCTTTACCTGATCGGTCAGATTTTTGATGACCGCAGCCATGTCGCTCATGGCCGACTGCATTTCGCCCATTAGCTCCTCCTGCGTCTTTGGCGGAGTGATGATGCCGAGCTCAACGAGCTTGTCGTAATACTGCTGCGTGGTGGCCTCCAGCTCGGCGTATGCCGAAGCGGTCTTGCCGATGAGCTGCTGGCGGTTGCCGAAATAGTCGGTCTGGAAAATATCACCGTTGTCGATAACACACATCATGCAATTTCCGCCGCTGTATCCGGCGATTGCAAACTGGTCCATGCGCGCACCTCCTTTTGTTGCTTTCATCGTACAAAAAAACGGGCGCTCAAAAGCGTCCGTAAAGTGTATGAAAAGTGCGTCGAAACCCGTCGAACGATTCCCCTTGCCTTTTCACATGAAACATGATATTTTAATTTTGCAGGTCATTCCCGGCCTGTTTTTACACAAAAGAAATGACCTCACCGTTTATTCGGTGGGGCCGTTTCTTTTTTCATAGACTTCTGATGCAATTTTCTGGTATGCGCGCCGGCGGTATTTTTTCACTGCATCAACAGACAGGCTTCGCTCCATTGCCACCTGCACGCAGCTTTTCTGCCGCACGTCGCATTCAATAATACACGCCGCCTCCGACGGCGGCAGCTCGAAGGATAAAACGTATGCCACGGCCCGCTTCGGAGCCATCGCGGATAGTTCCGCGCGGATCTGCTTGTGCTGACTGTCCATGCCCGTGTAGGGCTTGCAGAGGCGCTTGCGCGTGGGCTTTCGCCGCCCGCTCCTTCCTGTGCCCAAATCTGGCACCGTTATTTTGTCGCTCTCTGGATCATCGTCATGGCTTCCTGCCGCGTGATAAACGCTTGTGGAGCCGTGCCGTCTGTGATGCCTTCCTCTTTTGCCGCATCCCACACAGGTTTTGCCCAGCTCGAAACCGGTTTTGTCCGCTGCTGCGCAAGGTAAGCGTCCATCATCTTGTTAAACGTTGCCTGATCCATGTACTCCTCCATTTCCGGCGGGTACTTGCCCGCCAAGATCATGCTCCCTGTGTATCGCATATGGTCGTCCCACTGGAAATGCGGCTTGTCCGGGAATTTCTTCCAGTCGCCGCCCCACGAAAAGCCGACCTGCTTGCCGATCTGCCCGCAGCGGGCGAAGAACGACGGATCGTCGTACTCATGCCCCTTGACGTTTTTGCAGATGTCGAACGCAAGCCCGGCCTTGACGCCGTGAAACGTCGGGCGCGTCGCGGTCTTTGCCGCGTAGCCGTTCGCGGCAAGATAGCGCTGATACTCGTCATCTCGTACCGTCTCCGTCACCAGAACCGGAAGCCCCGCCTCCTTGCAGAGGTCGAGGAAAATGACGCAGTTTGCGCGCACATCCGCGCGGAGATCGGCGATATCCCTACTGTGATACATTTTCGTCACCCTTGCTGTCGATCACGTCCTGTGCCTTCTGGCTCTGCGTGCCGAAGTAGAACGCGATGATGACCGCATAGATCGTCATGAAGTCCTGCGAGATGTTGCCCGTCACCGCCATATAGGCGAAAACAGCGGTCAGCACCAGCGTCACGAGGCTCTTGACGCTCATCAGGTTTGCCAGTCTTTTGTGAATCAGTTCCATGTTATTCGTCCTTTCCTTTAATCTTGATACCAGCCAGCATGCCGAGTTCCGCCGTCCACGCGGCGAACCACGCGACGGTCAGGCTGTCCGGCACTACCTTGTCATGCGCGGTCAATACGAGCACCGCAATGCAGTACCAGCAGAGGTTGAGCACTGCCGCAATGACGTACTTATCCCGCTTTCTCCACTTCTTCATAAGGCTACACCCGACAGCAGCCACGCGATAAACGCGCCCGCCAGCGCCGCGAGAGCCTTGTCGACCAGGCTGTCCCACCGCTTCCCCGCCTTGCCCGTGATTGCCTTTACGTCCTCTTTGATCTCTTTGACGTCGCCCTCAACGGTCTCCTGCTTGGTCGCCAGCACTTCGACCGACGTTGCCAGCCTGTCAAGTGCCGTTTGGTGCTCCTGTAACTCATTGATTCGATGCGTATTGCTCTTGCACCTGCTTTCGATCAGCGCGATATCTGCGTCATCGTAGTGCTTTGCATTGTCCATTTTTCACGCCCCCTTATTTTTATGGTGTTCTCCATTGAGCCTATCATGCCGCCTCCGCAAATTCACCACGGGGCAAAAGAACCTGTCGGGCATCCGACAGGTTCTTTTTCTTTACGCCGCTTTCTTCCTCATGATTGCAAGCTGCTCGTCCACCCGCGCGCGGTTCCAATGGCGAATGCTCTTTCCGACGCCGAAGTCCTCAAAGAGGGCTGCACGCTGTTTATCGGAAAGCCCCTTCTGCTGATAAACAAGCTCCATGATCTGCAAGCCCTCGCTGTTGCTGATGGTATCACCGTTTTTGTCCTTCAGGCTTTCGATCCCGCCTTTTGCCAGATAGAGCGCAATATACTGGGCTTCTGAAACGCCCGTTTTTTTGACGGTATCTATGGCCTTTGCCGCCCACCCGTCCGTTTGGTAATTGCTCACGCTCATTTTCCCAACGATGTTGGCATATTCGTAGGCTTTTGCAACGGCATCTGCCTTATCGCCGTCGCTCATGGACTTATAGCTCGCAAGTCCCGTGAGATCGCTGACGATCTTATAGGAAGTCTGCCCGCGCTTTGTGGCGTACTTGACGTATTCCTCGCCGGTCAACTGTTTGTTTTCCTTATTCACGGTAAAAGATTTCGGTGCGCGCTGCGGCAGGACTTTGGCCTCACCGGTCGCCTCATATAGGCGGCTCAATTCATCTTCCATTTTGCTGTCGATTACCTTCGAGGTATACGCGGGATTCGCAAAATTGTTAAATGCCCGCGCGGCCACGCCTCCGGAGTTTTCCGCGCGCCCCCATGCGTCGATAAAGGGAATCTGCCCGTAGTCAACGCCCGGAATACGCGCGCTGGCCTTGCCGAGCGCATATTGCATATCCGGCGTCAGGAATTTGTTCTTATCCGTATAGGTCGTCATGCGCTCGCTTTCGCCCGTGCGCTCCGCCTGCCCGAAGACCGTCGGGATACCCTGCGTCAAATAACTCGTCGCCGCGCTTGCTACCGCACTGGTTAGTGCGTTTGTGTCCCCGGAGGACGCATACCCCACCGCGTCAAAAACGTCGTTCAGGCTTTGCAGACAACTCATGGAAAGAAGCGGGTCCGTCACGTTGCTTGCTGCCTGAAGCATATCACTCATAGTGAGATACCCGTTGTTCGCCTGCATCTGCTCGTAAAGGTTTGCCCCAACGAAAAACGGAAGCGCTTCCGGCGCAAGCCAATCCAGCGTAATACTCGTGCCATTTGGCAGCTCCAGTGCGTATTCCTGATGTCCTTGCAGCTCGTCGAACTTTTTCTTCTTCTCGTCATCACCGCCGCTGCCGCGAAGAATGCCCTCTTTCGCCATATAAAGGCCGAGCATCATCAGCCCCGTGCCGGTCAGTCCGGCGGCGGCCCGGTCGATCATTTCGGTCGCCTGCATATTACCCTTCTGCACCTGCACAAGGTCATAGCTTATGCTTTTGAGGAAACCAATAGGGCTGTATTCCACGCCGCGCACCAGAATGTTGGCTGGTGTCTTGCGGAACGGCAGGATTCCTTCGGCGAGGGTGCTTCCGAGGCGTTTCATCTTGTTATCCCCGCGGTATCTGCCGAGATCGGAGATCATCTGTGAAAACGCATTGGTGTCTCGATAGGTCGCTTTCTGCGCCTCTCTGATCGCGTATTCGCGTGCCGCTCCAATGCCTTTCCCGCCAGCGACCTGCTCCGCGGTAATGCCATTTGCTTTGCAGAATTGCGCCAGCGCCGCCGCGTAATGCGGCTTAGAGAACCATGCGTCTTCTGCATCCAGCGCCGTGCCGTTGAATTTGCGCATCGCTTCCAGCAGTTTCGGTTTGAAGATCGTGCGCCCTTCCTCGATTTCCTGTCGCACATTGACATTATCATTGTACTTGCCGCTACCGAGAGCTTGCTCGCGAATGTTGGCATAGTCACTCCATGCCGCCTTGATAAGCCCTGCGTCCTTCGTCGTCAGGATTGCCTTCGTGCGTCCGACTTTGCCGCCGCTCACCGCGTTCGCAGCGCTCTCAATGCCTGCGCCGATAACGTTCTTTACCGTGACAGCAGGAACAAATCCTACGTTGCCAACGATGTTGCGCACATGCGTGCGTGGATTACCAAGCATCGAAAGGTAGCGCCAAGCGTTCCATTTGTCAATGAATCGGCTCGGCATCTGTCTGCCGATATCACGATAGATTTCTTTCATCGCCTCGGTGCGCGCGTCGTCGTCCTTTGCGTTCAGGAACTTCTCAGCGAGGTCGCGGTCAATCTTCAGATCAGGGGCCTTTTCCCCGTACTGCTTTTTGAGATCTTCTGTCAAGTTCTCCACGCTGCGCTGCGCCGCATAAAGCTGCGTACTGGGGTCCTGCTGCTTGAGCAGCCGCGTCGCCTGCAACGCCTGCGCCGCATTTCTCTGGCGCTTTACGATGGTGTCGAGCACATCGATAGCTGTCTCCACATTACCGCTGTTTGCCGCATTGTTGTAGAGCGCCCAGCCAATCGCCGTATTCTCCTTGCTGATTCCCTCTTTGGTTGAACTTTTCCACTTGTTCAGGGTCTTTTGCCAACCCTCGGTTTTTATGCGGCTTTCTGCGTCACTAATGGCCTGCTTGTCCGTATAGCGGTCGTAGGAGAAATCTCCTTTTGCCACCATTCGTTCCAACGTCGGTATCATTGCGTCCGGCGTGGCCTTTGCTTCCAGCACCGTGCGGATTGTGCGGCTGACGTATTTGTCATCCGCCGTCTTCTTCGGCACCTGCACTTCGCGGTATGCACGCTCACCCGCCGGGATATATCCGTACTTCTCTTTCAACGCTTCGTAGTTTGCCTCAGGGATCTCGCGGGAGAATGCTGCGTCATCCACGCTGTTGACTTTTTCCAAACGGTCCGCCTCATCTCCGGCGATATACTCCACCGTGTTGACCCCGGCATCCTGCAATGCGGCTTTCAGACGGTCGCTGCTGTTGTCCGGGATCACCGCTGCCAAAACTTCGTCAAACCCAACGGCGCGCTGGGGCTTGGCCTCAAAGTAGCCGGTGGGCATTTCCGCCGCCTCCTGGTAGACGGCCTGGATGTCCTGGGCCGTCTGGCTGCTGATTTTGTACCCCTCCTTGGAGAAGGCCCGCATGATAGCGTCCACCGTCCTCTTGCCCTTGGACGTTTCCATCAGGATGCTGCCGATGATGTCGCTCTCGACGAAGGAATTGTCGGAATGAGCCTTGTTTCCCTGCTTGATCTTCGTGATGATGCTGCCGATCTGGTCATCAATGGCCTGGAGCTTTGCTTCATACTCGGTCCCCTCGTCCATGCCCAGCCGCCCACTATCCGCCTTGATCTCCTGGATGCTGCGGTATTCCGGCGTCGCCACGGATTGCAGGGTCTTGGCGCTTGCGCCCCAGGTGCTGCCGCCGCGCTCCTCCTGGCCCTCCTTCATCGCCTTGACGATGTTCTCCAGGGTGTAGGCATAGTGGAGCTGCGAGAAACTGCGGAGATTGCCGGAGGGGGTGTAGGGGTCCTTGCCATTGTAGATGCCCGCCTCGCCCAGCAGGCCGTCCAGCTTCCCGGCAATCCACTCCTCAACGGCGTGGTCATCCACGGAGCTGCGCAGCGCGTCAGAGGTAGCCATCCGGTCAATTTCGCCCTTGGTCGCGCCGCCGTCCTGGTACATATCCCATGCGTGGTGAACGATGTCCTCCAGGGTGAAGATGGAAACGCCGTCCATGGAATTGTCGATGCGGTTCTGCCGTCTTTCGTTGATCTCCGCGTCAGTCCAATGCCTCTTGACGGCCATTCTGCGGAGCATGGGTTCGCCCTGTTCCCGGTAGTAGTCCCGGAGAATGTCGCGGATGACCTCGGCATTCTCGCCCAGGGCGTCCTTCACGCTCTCACCGGTCTCCAGGTTGGCCTCGATTTCAGCCAGCGTGTTCACGCCCAGGCGGTCAACCACCTTTTGCAGGGTGTCGTTACCGAACTTGTCCCACACCTTGTCCATCTTCACCGGCTCCAGACTCTTGCCCTGGTCTGCCAGATAGGCCGCCCGCACCGTGTCCGTGGAGGCCAGCTTCTCCGCCAGCTCTGCCGTGCTCCTGGTGCTGGTGTTGTCGATGCCCATAGAGCGCAGGGCGGCGCTGTTCCCGAAGATGCCCCCGGCCACGGAGACATCCCCGGCCAGCCGGTGCAGCTCGTGCTCCACCTGGGATGCCTTTTTGCTGTTCACGGGGTAATCTACTCGCGGAGCTGTCGGCGTCCAGGCATCGCCACCGTACACCTTGTTGGCGCGGAATAGCTGCGGGTCGATGGTGTCCTTGCTGAACACAAGGGAGATGGGGCCGTACTTGGTGTGCCCGTCCCTGGCTTTTACAATGGCGATAGAGGGCATGGGCAGGCCGCCCAGCTTCAGCGCGGACATGATGCTGGCCTCATCCTTGTTGTGGACGGCGATCAGTTTGTCAGTCTCTTCGACCGGCGTTTCCATGCTGAACTTCAGCTTGACATTTTGTACGCCACGAGATAGACTATCTACAGAAGCATTCCCTCGCAGAGCGCCGCTGTCCGCAGCGGAAGAGCCATTAATTTGGGGGATGCTTCTTTCTTGCATCTGCCCAATATTATAGATCATCTTACCGTCTGCGCTCTGCGCCGTCGATATCGTAACCTTGTAATATTTCCCGTCAAAGTCTTTGAAAAACGCCGTGCGATAATTCCAACCGCTACTTGCCATGTCTCCATGTCGACTGTTATGATCTACAACGTTCCTGTCCCCCTTGACAGAAACCTGCGCCAACTCGTCAATATGCGATGCTGCATTTACTTTTCGCTCAAATGCCGCCTCGCTCATAGTACGCCCATCGCTAGTGTGGTTGTCGCTCAGTTTCCCTGCCGAGGTCGCAGTCAGGACCAATTCGTCGCCATCCGCGCCGATAAGCTTAACGTCTTGTCCACGGCGGATTTTCCCGTTAATATAGTCTTCCAGCTGTTCGCTCCAACTCTGCGGGTCATTTCCAAAAATGACCTGTCTGTCGGCGCGGACATATTTTTTGCCATCGGCAGCCTCTTCAATGCTCGCCCTGCCATTTATTTTGCTTGGCGGCGCACGCGTGCTTTCCTGCGCAACGGTTTCGCTCTCCACCTTGATATGCGCAAGAAGAAACGCTGCCGCATCGCTGATCTCACTGTCGGCGAAAATGTTCATATCGCCGAGGCTGTCGCAAACCACCTCTTCCCAAATTTCCTGCGCCGTCATTTCGGTGCCGGCATAAGCGTCTGCATACGCCGTGCAGAGGGAGTCGACCTCACCGCCGGTAAAGGTCTTATCGATGCGCGTGCGTACCTCGTTCAAATCGACTTCGCCCTTTGCGATCATATCATGTCCGGCCTCATGCCGCATGATCTGGTACGACGTAAATTCCGGATGATCCGCACGGATAAATACGCGGTCACCTGAAACGTAGCCGCGCACCTGGAACGTTTTCCCGCTCTTGTCACGGAACGTCAGATTATTCCCGGCAAAGAACGTCACGCGCAGACCGCGCTCTTTGGCGAGGTCCTTCGCCTTGCGCATTTCCGCCGTCTCGTTCTTCACAAGATAGACGCTGTCATTGAATGCGCCTCTGCCGATGCCGAAGCTCGCAGTGCTTACTTTTTCTCCATAATCGAGCGAAGCTGCTTCGCTGTCTGCGAAGTGTCGCCCTTCCTTCCGGCCCGGATTTCGTCCTGCGCCTTCTTCCACGCCTCGTACTTCTCCGCGGGGATCCGCACCGTTATCCCGTTCGCTGCCGTTGCGTAAATGTACTGCTTCTCCATGTTCGGCTCCTTCCTGCTGCGCATATTCCGTGCGCAGCTCGTCCATTGTCACATCTCCTGTCTCGAGGGCAAGGCGGTTGTCAGTTACATACTTGTCAAAGCCGGTCGCCTGCACCTCTGCGCCTGCGATCTGCTGCTTTGCTGCAATATAATCCGTATTGGGGGCAACCGCCGTTCCATCAACAGCAGTGTACCCATTCGTTAGCATGTCGTCAAGCACGATCTCGAGCGTTTTCGCCGCTTTGACGTTCTCCTGCCCGTTATCGTTGATGATACGCTGCGCTGCATCAATGATTTGCGTGCGCGTCAGGCCCTCGTCCATCGCCTTGCGCATGGCAGGTGTCTCGAATATCTGGTTGTTTCTCTGGTATCCGTTTGCCGTCCGCTGCCGCGCGCCCTTCTGCTGTCCGCGCGAAAGGCTTATATCAGCGATACCGGCGATCTGCTCTGCCGCCGTACTGTAATAACCGTGCAGCTCGGGGTGGTCAAACTGGAAAGCGTTTACATTTCTGCTCGATACATTTTCCTTCGTGCGGCTGTCAATATGCTCGCCCGTTCCGGCCTCTTTCTTCGCGTCGTTCTGCCCTGCGACATAGCCTGCATAGGCCGTCTCATTCGTCGGGTTCGGGTTCGCCTTGCCCTCCACGCCCGCATTGTAGGCAGGGATAAAGTCCTTCACGTGCTGCACCGTGTCCTTGCCCTCCTGATACGAGCCACGAATCGCCTTGCGCCCGCTCTCACCGAGGGAGTTATCGAAGCGCGCGAGCGATTGAAGCGCCGCATTCGCGCCAATTTGTCCGCCACCAAGAACACCGCCGACCACTGCACCGCCGAGAAATTCCTCTGCGGATGTACGCGGGTTCAAAATGGCGTTTTCATCCCTCATTGATGCGAGAGGATTGCCTTTATTGTAGGCGACGTTCTGCGTCGCTCTTTCAAGAATGCCCTGCACAACTTCCTCTTTACCTTCTTCAAAGGCTGATTCAAGCCATGCTTTCCACGCAGTGGAACCGTGTTTCAACTGTTCTGGAAGCGTCTGAATACCGCCGCCAACTTCAACGGCAGCGTTCATCAGGCCGTTTCCCGTGGCATAAAGTGCGGCCTTCGTGCGAGCGGTGTTGTTATCCACTCCGGCCTTCTCCATGTCATCAAGCGCCTGCTCGTAACTGGACCCTACGACTTGCGAGAATGAAAGCCAATACTGCGGGTCTTTCCCCATTGCAAATACGCTGTTGCGGATCGTGTTTGCAATGCTCGGGGCCATTTCCGTTGCAGCCGTCTTCGCAAGCGTCGCTGGCGTCGCCCCGAGGCTCGCGCCTGAGGTGAGCACCGCTGCGACCGCCTGCGGGGCTGCTGCGACGGTCAATGCGCCATACTTGTCAAAAATCTCAGCAGCCTTGCCGCCGCGCTCAACATTCGCCGCGTACTTGTTCTCTATCTCTTGCCCCTCATTTCGAATGCGGCGCTGTAACTTATTTGCAAGACCGGAATCCGACAAATCGCCGAGCTGCTGCCCGGAAACTAACTCAAATGGGGAGAGCGCAACATCTTCCGCAAGCGCAAGCGTGTCGGCAATGCCCTGCGCAGCTTGGTTGATGCCTTTCATAGTTGCTCCGGCAATGCCCTTCCCAACGGAATACTTCTGCTGTTTCCCGGGTGTTCTGTTCCCTGAAAATGTTGCTTTGCCAAGCCTACTTTGGCTCTTCGGCGTCACGACATTCTGCTGCGCCACTGGCGTCGTCTTCACCGGGCTCGTGCGATATACTGTAGGTGGAGAAGAGACCGGGGCGCTCGCGCTCCCGGCCTGCATCAGTTTCCCGCGCCGCCCCTGCGCAACAGTGGTCGCAATTGGCTGCTCAGTCTTTAATTTCTTCTCTTCGTTATTGGTGTTCAGTGCTACCAGCTTTCCCATGTCAGTCCTCCGTGTAAGTCAGCCCGTATTCGTCCAGCATCTTCTGCACGCGCGCCTTCTGCTCGTCGCTCAGTTTATCCCAGAAAGAATCAATCCCTCCGACAGCATAATCGGTACGCCCCTGCGCAAGCATCGTGCGCAGACTGCTCATAGCCGCATTGAAATAGCTCGAATTATAGCCTTCGCTTGATCCTCCACCGTCCTGCCCTTCCAACCAGTTTTCATAGTCGGAATAGAGCCCGCTCGAAGATGTAAAGCCGTACTTCTGGTAGTTAGCCTTCTGCGCAAGCCAGCTCTTGGGGTTCCCGCTCGCCTGTGCCGCAGCAAATAGGCCTTCGTAGTCCATCGATCCGCCGGTAGCTCCGCTACGTGCCCCACCACCGGAAGTACGGCGAGAGCCGCCGCCGCTTGCTTTTTGCGCCGCTGCCTGCGCGGCCTGCTGCAATTTATACTGCCATTCCGCATTATAGCGTGCGTCCTCGATGGCGTCGCGCTCCTTCTGGTAGTCGTAGTTCAGCTTGTCCTGCTGCTTCTGATACGCCAGCGCATCCGCCGTCTGCTGGTCGCCCACCTGATCGCGTGCGAGCTGATAGAGGTAATTGCGGTCAGCAAGCCAGCGGTTGTAGTTGTTGTCCTCAAGGCCGATGAGCGTATTCAGGTCGGCGCGGTCAGCATTCAAACCGTCCTGATACATGCTATAGGCAAGCTGCTGTAATTCGGGGATCTTGTCCGTCATCTGGCCCATCTGGTAGTCGCTCGCCTGTTGGCTCGCTGCCACCGCCGCCGTGGACGGCATTCCGCCCGTCATAACTGCTGCCTTGCCGAGCACGTCCTCCGCGCTGCGGTCTGCCTCGCGCGTGTACTGCTTGCGATACTGCTGATAGAGCGGGTCGCTCGCCGCGTCGTAGGAAAACGGCGTGCGATTCAGCAGCGCGTCGAGCTTTGCGCTGATCTGTCCGCTCTGGTCGTAGTTGTAGCTGCTCTCGCCCAGCTTATCGAGCCAGCTCGTGTCAGCCTTTGCAGGGCTCGCGCCCGTGCCGAGTTTGATGTACTCGCTGCCGTCCACGCCGCCGGAATAGTCGTACTTCGCGCGAATTTTCTCCGCTGCGTCGTGCGCCGCCTGCTGGCCCGCCTTGTCTCCCTCGGCATATGCCTTGTTGTAGGCCTCGGTATACTGCCGGATGAGATCAAGGTCGCCCGAATCGTTGATGAGCGTCAGGTCTGTATTCTTGTGTTTGAAATTATCTGCCATTGTTCCCTCACTTTCTGCCGCCCGTCACGTATTCGTACTCGAGCGCATAGAGCCGGTATTCTCCTGTGGCTTTGATTTTTAATCTAAAGTGGTCGCAGCGGCGGATCGGGCAGTTGAGCGTGAAAACGTCTTTCTCCTGCGCCCCGCAGCGGTCGACCTCTTCCCACGCACCGCCGTCGAACTTGACAAGGAACACGACCGTTGCGCCCTTTTCACATTCCAGCCGCGCCCGAACGCGCTGCACGTGCTTCGCGTCGAATGAGCCGCCGTCATAGTCGGCAAACTCCGCTTCGCTAATAACCGCGCCCTCGCGTGTTGCGCCGTCCGGGATATCTGCCGGATTCCACAGCAGCACGCACCCGCCGTCTACCAAGGCCATGATACCGCCCGAATAAGCCATTTGCACCACGGCAAGCGCATCTTCCTTATGCCACACGCCGTTCTCGCTGCTGTAGCAGTACAGCGCCGCCTTGCCATCCTCTTTCAGGCTCACGTAGTAGTTGAGGCCGTCGCTTCCTCCCACCGCGTCGGAGAGGCGCACATCATCACCCAGCGTGCGGGAGATACAGCGCGGCATGCCTCCGCTGTACGCCATGATGCCGACCTTTGAGAGATAATAGAGCGTTTCCCCCGCCACGGCGAGGCTCTTGTGGCTGCCCTTCATCACACCGAGCACCGCGCTTGACATGAGCTGGAAGTTTGTCGGAATCGTGCCGTACATCTTGAATATTTTGTCTTCTTTGAAAAAGCACGGGTAGCCAAGATAGCTCACGCACGCCGTGAACGCTCCCGCCGTGCCGCTCTCCACGCTGAACGCATCTGTGGATAGTCCGTCAAACACGTTCCAGTTGTACGGGTCGCCGAGCTTTGAAGCAAAGATGCTGTCGCCCTTGCAGCCCCACACGCGGTTCTCGTTCGTGCAGACAAAATCCATGTCGGGCACGCTGCGCTTGAGCGTGACTGTTCCGGGCTCCGTGATGCTTTCCTGCCCGTCGGGCAGGCGGAAGGTGTTTTCATAAAAGCGCAGCGTCTTTTTGTCCTCGCTGATCTCCCGGATGATGGGTGTGCGGTTGTTGTAGGTCTCCTTTGTGCAGCCCGAGATCGTCACGGCGTCGCCCACGTTGAATGGGAACGCCGCGCCGGTCGTCGTGATGCTGTTTGCTGCCGCCTTTTCGTCGGCATACGTGCCATTCCCGAATTTCAGCCCCGTCGCGGCGTAGCTCGCCTCCATCGGCTTGATCGTGCCGTCCTTTTCGCACACGATCTTGTCGGGAAAGATGAGCACGCGCTCGCCCAGTGCACAGAAAGTCTTTTCGCTGTCTGCGACCGTCGTCTTCTCTTCACCGTTGATGTAGAGCTTCGTTCCGTACACCTCGTATAGCTTGCCCGCACTGAAAATGCCGTTCGCCTTGCCCATACCCTTGCGGACGGTATAGCGCCGCGCACGTGGAGCAAGAAGCGGGAAGTATCGCGCCGACAGGTTCTGCATGTCGTAGAGCTCGCCGCCCGCCGCACCGAACGTGTGGTTAATGCCGCCGAATTTCTCCTGCTGCACGCGCCGGTTCGTATATGCCGTGATCTCAGGCAGTCTCATCTTTCACCGCTCCTCTTGCTTCGCCCGGTGTATCGCCTTTCTCGCCCACCGGGGCTTCTGTTGCGTCACAGATCGTCACGATATTGCGAAGCGACTGGCGCACCGCCGCCACCACGTCCACCGCGTCGCCGTTGACGTTCAAAATGCCGATCAGGCGCATCGCGTGCGCCGCTTCCTGCTTGATCTTTTCGTTCATGCTGATTCCTCCAATCGTTTCAGCCGTTCTTCCTGCTCGCGCACCTTCGCCCACAGGACAGGGATAAACTCGCTGTAGCGCAGAAAATAGGTCTCGCTGCCGTCCTTGCGCTTGGCCGCCGCCCAGCCCGCGAACTCCTGCGACGTGATCCCGCATTTCTGCATCGCCGCCTCTACCTCCTGCGCGATGAAGCCGGTGTGGAAGCGCCCGCTCGTGCCGCTGTTCAGCTTGTAGCGCTTCGGCTCGACGAGCTCAAGCATGCGCACGTACTTCTCCGGCAGCGCCTCAATGCTGTTCTTGATGTTTCGGTCGGACCCGTTCAGTTCGTTCGTGCTGCAATAGATCGCGCTCCAAACGAAATTCGGCGCACCAAGATTGTACCGGTTATCTGCATTCGGGGCGAAATCGCCGCGGCAATCAATGAAGTCGTAGTCGAAATTGAGCGCTGATCTTCCGTTATTCCCCGACAGATACAGGTTTCCGCTCGTCGCGTTCAACTCCATCGCCTTGCTCTCGAGCGTCATTTTGTAGTCCGCCGTGCTGGCGTACTCCGTGTAGATGTCCCCACAGCGTCGTCCCTCATCATTGCGCACGGTGATCCTGTCCCCTTCAATCTCCGTCGCCGTCAGCGTTCCATAGATGTTCACCGCGTCCACGTAGAGGTCAACGCTGCCCGTGCTTGCAATCTGTGCGCCGTTGTAATTGAGTTTGAAGACCGTCCCATTCTCGCCGCTCGTTGCGGCCAGCGTGAAGCCCTGGGCGCTCTGGTCAAAGATGCTCTGCGCCTGCGTTGCGTCGATCTTGGTGCGTACCGTCGCGCGGATGCCGTTCACGTCGGTCTTGATGTTAGTGATCGCGCCGTCAAGGTTTGAAACACTTACCTGCAAGCCCTTTGCCGTTGTGTAAAGCTGCGTGATGTTCCCCTCGGCGTCGCTAAGTCGAGCATCTAATCCTTTTGCTGTAATGGAAATTTCATTTACATTCTTGTCCGTATCCTCGATCTTGGCGTAGATCGGCTCGGAAATATTCTTGATAAACTCGCTTAGTGCATTCTGATTGATGTTGCTCCCGTCCAGATTGAAGAGCGTATACCGAAGCTGTTCCAGAAGCACGAAAAGGTAGTCATAGACCCCGTTGATCTGCTCCTGCGTGTCTTTGCCTTCCCCGTTCGGGAAGGTCGTCTCCACCAGCTGAAATGTCGTCGGCACTTGTCATCACACCTTCCAGTTGCCCTTGCTCTCTTTTCGGTTCTCGCGCCGCCACCATGCCATAGCATCGGCCACCGCCTCGTTGGCAATGGCATGGTCGTTGGCATAGAGCGCGCTGTCCTGATTGTAGGCGTCGAGCTGCGCTGCCAGATACAGGTGGTAACACTCGTTGTGCCCGTCCGGAAGCAGCAATTCCATATCCTCGACGCTCGCGGTGTCATCCTCCACACTCACCTTGAGGGTGGGGGCTTCCGCCCCCATCATCTCGGCGATTCGGTGCTCAAGCACCATGAGGATTTCCGCCTTGCGCGGCGTGCTCAATTTGTTAGGCCGCAGCGCGTCCGCGTCACGGATCGCTTTCAGCATTTTCATACATTAGACCTCCGTGAAATACTGGCCCACCAGCTCGTGCGGCAGATACTGCAAGACGATCTTCCCACCCGCAGCCTCGCCAATACGCTCACACAGGTACAGCTTAGTGTCCTCAGGGTCTTTGTAATAAAGACCATAAGTGTACTCCATACCGCGAGCGGCCGGAATCGGGTCATCTTGAGTACCAGCATGCTCGAGGTCAATGATAGTCCACATTGCAGGAGTGCTGTGCGGAGGCCAGTCGGCCTGAGTAGTGTGACCGTGGCCATCGTTGACGCGATACACGTGTAAAACGCCGTTATTGTCAGCGTCACTCATGCGGTCTCCCGGTGCGACCGCTTCACCGATGTGGTCTGCCCACCGCGCAACCAACTCAGGAGACTTAGCCGCCTCGCCGTCAGAGAGCGACGCGCTGGCCTGCTCGATGACCGGTCGCAGCTCTGCGGCGCGCGCCATGGTCACGACCTCACCTGCGAGGGCGACCACCGCGCCGACAGCGTTCTCCGTCTCCGTAGGCTTGCCCATCTTGATAGATACGGTGCCATTACGGTGGTCAGTGATGTCACCCGCGAGACTGTACGCGCTGTTGTCCCACTCGTTGACGACCTCCTCGGTCTCGCCCGTTGGATTGCCGTCGTTGTCAAGCTTGTTCACTGTCTCGCGCAGCACGATGCTCCACGGCGTGTTGTCAGTCAGCAGTGCCGCGACCTCGGCGGAGGTCATCGTGAGTGTGATGGTCTTGGTGTCGCGCTCGCCCCACGAGCGGTCTTTGGGGTTGCCGTTGATCTCTGCGGGGTATTCGGTGTTGTTGACTTTGATGTAGATTGCCATAAATAATCAGTCCTTTCTTTTCTTTAGAAGCAGAAGCCGAAGGCCACGCCACGGATAGCATTTGCACCACTGTTTATAGAACTACCTGTGCTTTTGACAGTACAATAATATCTGGTGCTACCGGCAGATGGAGAACGCTCCCACCAGTCGTATGCACTGCCGTTAAAGTTCTTCACCGTGCTGTTACCAGCTTTGTAGTAGTCGTACTGCGTGCCTTCACCTGAGTTGGAGTTAATGGAACTACCAAAAACTTCAACCTCGCTCAGTAAGAATAGGCTATCTTTCGTAGTTACGAGCACGTGGCTCCGACCGCTGCTCGCGGAAATTTTGTTCACCTCACGGATGCCGCTCTGTACGTCCGCAGGCATCTGCTTCAACATAATGGGCAAGTGCTCTACTCGCATAGAGCATTGTGTCCAACCCATGGCATTTGAAGCAGTGGAGTGCATTGCCTTTGCTATCTTATAGCAATCATGCAGTTGGAACGTCAGCGGAGCTTTGCCCGATCCGTCTGAATAGTCGTCGTGGTTCTTGCCGATGATGTCGATCAGATAGTCCGAGCCGCCAATGGTCATGGGTTTCTGGTCTGCCACCTTCCATGCGTCGGGCACTTCATTGTTGTGACATGCCTCGATGATCTGCTCCCACGTGTTGTTGGCAAATACCGGGTCGTAGCTCGGCTTAAACGTAATGTCATACCCCGTGCCGTCAATCAGCGTCCTGCCCTTGAGGATGTTATACACCGTGCCGTCAACCATGCACTTCCCGCCCTTCACTTCGTAGACCGTGCCGTTGACGAGAGTTTTGTGTGTAGCGGGCGGTGGGGGCGGCGTGACATTGCCCGAGCTGTCGACTTCCATGTCCTGCGGGAGCATCAAAGCGGGGCGAATGCCGCTCGAGTTGGATGCGTAGTCGTCGTTGTAGCCGCCGTCGGAGTTGACGACCAACACGTAGTTGGCGCTGTAGGTGCTCGGGGAGCGGAGCCACCAAGCAGTGGCCGTACCACTCAGATATGCAATGCGCTTGGAGTCTACTCCGGTGTTCGCGTTGAAGTAATCCAGCTTAGTGCCATCATTCGGTATATAGCTTGCGCCAGCCAAGCCGGCTTCAGGACCGGATAGCAGGAACACCTTGCAGGGCAGCCCGTTCGCGCCGCTCTGGTCGGTGCCGTCCGAACCGCCGTTCTTGCGATAGGGAATCTTCACCTGCTTAATGGCGTCCTTGATATTGCTGTCGAATAGGTTAAGAAACGTGCTGTTCAGGTAGGCGTGGATGTCGCTGCTTTCGTACTTGTTGATGTCTCCGCTCTGCCAGACACGATTCTCGTAGATATCCTTCATCAACAGCCAAGTGCCGTTGCAGGAGTCATCGTACATCGATCCGGGCTTGCCCTGATGGACGACAATGAACTCTTTGGCCGTACCGTTTACTTTTAGCTTGACGATACTGCCGACGGCTTTACTGCCGAGTTTTGCATTTGCCATCTCAGCACCTCCTTAGCCGTACACCCAGTTGATCGCGTAGTTTTCGGTGGGCGTGGATTCCGATGCGACAAGCGTCTGCTTGGTGATGTTGCCGGATGCGATGTAGTCGCTTCCTCGCGTCGCCGCCACCAGCCCGCCCGAGCCGTTGCCCTTGATAAGAGAGGTGGTGGAGGGAATATTGACGGGGCCTGCGGGGCC